AGATTAGTTAGTCTATCTCTTACAGTAGAATTGCTTGTACTCATTTGGTCTGTAAAAGTTCTTTTTCGTTTTGCACCATCTAAAAGTTTTTTTCCAGCTTCTATTCCTTTTTTCTTTAATCTTTTACCTGCAGGTGATTTCATAATTGCTTTTCCTGCTGCTCTTACTAATAATGGATTTGCCATTGTATTCTCCTCTTATTTTTTTAAAAGTTTTTTAGGGAACTTACCTATTTTCATATTTTTCATTTCTTTAAGTTTATATAAATTAAAATTAGCTTTGTCTGCACTTTTATACATACGAGAAGGTGCTGTATGTTTGTATGGATACATACCTTCATATGACTCAATATAGTCTATTCCACTTTGATGTTTATCACGTATTTTTCTAGTTCTTTTTATAGCTCTATCAATAGGACCAGTATTTACATTATTGGTACTATTAGCTCTTGTTTTACCTATTTTTGAAGCTTGTATTTCAAGTCTTTCTTTTTCAAATGAACCTATTTTTTTATTTTTTATTGCAGCTTGTTTTCTTTTTTTTGCAACTGCTTTAGCTATTTTTAAACCTGCTCTTACTAATCCTGGATTTGCCATTGTCTTCCCCTTTAAATTAAAATTCTTTGGGGGAGTATATTGCAACTCCCCCGTATTCAACTATTAGCTAAATTTCAATACAGCGTGTGTTTCTGGTAGTTGAATTTCAAGACCTGCTTCTGTAAGAATCATGTCTTTTCTTCCGTCAACATCGTTGTTCTGAATATTAGTAATAACTTGAGTATCTCTAGACTCACCGTTACCAGCAAGTGGTCTGTAAGCTACGTTATTTAAATCGATAGCTACAGCATGGTTAGCCCAAGGACCTCTAAATAGTGGTTCCATAACAAAGTTAAGAGTACCATATAAAGTATCTACTTGTGTTACGTTAACACCATTAAATAGTGATTGTCCCTTGTCTAAAGAAACACCATATGGTGCAGATGTAGGTACACCTGTTGCAGATGTTCCAACTCCTGATGCCATAGTATTTCCTAAGAAAGAAGTACCACCTAGTTTGTTAAGCCAGTTCATGATAGAACGTGAAGCAAGTACCATTTTACTACCACCTGCTGCAGATTCTGGGTCAAAAATATCTGACATAGCATCTACGAAGTCATCATACCCTGATGAAGCGTAAGTAAAGGTTTTAACCTTTCCATATACTTCTGTGTAAGGTAAGATACCCCATGTTTTTCTGTGTTGTGCTGTTGAACTTTCGTCAACTTCACCATAACCGAATAGTAAAGCATTCTCAATGTCCATCTTATGTTCCATAAGTTTTTCTTGATATACTCTCATGTATTCGTTAGCGTCACCTCTGTAGCGTGTAGCTAAAGAAGTTCCTGAAAATAAAGGTACTGCAGTTTTAAAAATCTGACAGTATCCTTCTCTAGAGAAAAACTCATCTCTCCATCCATCAGGTGCTGTATCACCTTCTGCATAAGCAGAACCAATTACTTGGCCAGGTTTATTATCAGCGTGTACGATTTTGTCTCCACTAGCTAATGCTGTAACGTCTATAGCGCCATTTTCAACACCAGTTTCAATAGCTTTAACAAACTCAGCTGATATACCTGTGTCTGCTGAATTTTGAGTTAAGTCTGTTACTCTATAGTACACTACAAGGTTTTTATCAGAACTTGCTCCAGCTGCAGCATCTAACAATCCTTCGATTGCAATCATCTGTCCTGCTGTAATAAATTCTGCCTTGTAGGGTCCTCCTGCTTTTCTTCCATAAATATCATAGTCAACATCAATTTGGTCGTCTGCTTTAACTAAGTTAAAAGTAGCTTGTGTAGGACTTCCACCTGCAGTGTGCTCAATTACACCATCTACAAAAAAGTTTCTACGTTGCCATTGATGTCTTTTTTCTAAGAATTTAAATACAGGGTCATCTGTAGGTTTCTTAGCAATTTTAGATAAATATGCGAAGAAAGGCGAAGCAGCTGGGTTTAATTCAGCTACTCTTTCACCGAAATTGAATACTCGTCTACTATCATTAATAGAAACACCTTGTGGTGTTACACCAATGCTAGGACTAAATACTCCGTTTGCGTCTTGTGCCATTTTGCCTTCTCCTTAAATTAAAATGGATTACGCTTGTTTAAGTTATTAATCATCGCATCCATCATTTTATCTTCTATGTTTTTCGTTGGCGACTGGTCACTAGCTCCTGGCTGTACTCCGATAGGTTTAGGTATACTTAGTTTTTCATTACGTTGATTCATTACTGCAGCTTTTTGTTGAGCTTCTGGGGTTATCTGTGTAACCTGTTGTGAACCTTTGTTCTGTCTCAGTTGATGTAGTTGCACTAAATTATCTAATGATAATGATTCTGGTGATGACATTTGAGTAACAAAATCATTTGCCTGTTCAGGAGTGTAGTTATATTTTGACTGTAAGTCTCGTATAACTTTTTGGTCTCTTACTAACGCTTCTTGTTCTTGTTGTGCTTTTGTCATCGTTTGCATTACTTGCTCATTTGAATTTGCCACATACTCTGACATAGCTTCCAAATAAGATTCTTGCTTTGCTAAGTACTTTGCTGACGTACTATCGGGGTCAGTCAAAGCTTCAGAACGGTCGAAGTCAGCTGGTTTAGAAGGTTTAACAGGTTTTTCTAAAACTGTTTCCTTTTCAACTACAGGTGCAGTTGCAGGTTGTCCCACTTTTGACATAACATCTGCCATTTGTGATTTCAACATATCTACTTCTGCTTGCCTTTTATCAGCTTGACTTTGCCAGTATTGAAACTGACTAGGGTCGTTCTTTGGTTCCTCTGTAATCTGAGTCTCAGCTGTTTCACTTTCAACTACTTCTTGGCTAACAGGAGCAACCTGTTCTTGTGCTTGTCCAAATATTTCGTTAAAAATGTCATCTGAAGCAGTTGTTGGCTCAGTCGTTACACCTTCTACTGCTTGCTCATTTACATTGTCCATTGTATTTTCTTCCATTTTATCTCCTCGTTAACTCTCTAACTCATCTTCCATTGGCTCAAATATATCAATTTGTGCTTCTGCATCTTGACTAATATCAGAGTTCATTAACTGTTGTTTTGCGTCATTCAACCTTGCTTTATAAAGCGTAGTTGCCATATCAGCTCTGTTAGATACTTTATCTAAATCAGAGGTGAATTTTTCTACTTCTAAACGTTTTTTAGCATGAACTTCTTCACGTTCAGCAGTTTGAAGGTCTCCACGAACCTTCTTCAATTCTTGTTGTAACATCTCTACTTGTTGCATCATTTGTTTCATTTGTCCACTTCTTTCCATTACACCATCTAAGTCTACTAATTCTGACTTTTTCAATACTTCTGTTTGGTCTATTAATCCCATCTGATACATTTGCATATAAGTATTTAATAATGCCATTCTATTAGTTGGTAATGTAGAACCAGAAACAACTACAACATCATACTTACCCACACCAATATCATGAAAACGAGATACATCTCCATTTTCCATTTCTTTATAAAAATTAAATCGTTGTTCTTTTTCATCACCATTAGGTTGTATTAATCTAATAACTTTTTCTTCTGTATATAATTGCTGCATTAATGGTATTGCCACTTTTGCAACTTGATTTAACATACCTTCTATATCATCTCTTCTAGATTTAATTCTACGCTGGCCAAATTCATCTACAACTAATGTTCCTCTATAAGTAGATGGTGCACTTCTACCACTACCTTGCATTAATTCAAAAATACCAAATCCATATTCTAAATCATATTTAGCATCAGCTTCATTTTTATAAAGCTCATTTGGTAGTGGGACTGGGCCAGCCACAATCGGTGCACCTAACTCTGCATCAAATTCAATAACACTAGTACCTGCTTTACTCCATTCTTGTTCTATTTGATTTAAATCAGCAGAACCTCTAGGTATTAATAATTTAACATTAGTACTTGTACTTGCGTGTGCAATAATTAAAGAACGAATTTTATTAATATATTCCTGTAAAGGTCTATATAGTCTTACGTCTGATTCAGGAAATGGATTTCTATGATGTACATTCATCAAAGGAATAATAGGGTAATCTTCTGTTGGTAATAAACGTTCATATAATTTTTTATCTCCAACGCTTACAACTAATTTAACTCTACATTCTTCTATATCATTTGCTACAATATCTCCAGTTCCTATCAGTTCTTCTACTGTCATTGGAATCAAAATAGTAGTACTTCCTGGAATAGAGTTTTCATCTTCTTCACCAGGAACTCTTAATGGTTTTTGAGGTATTGGTCTACCTTGCTCATCGTATTGTGGGTCTGGTAAAACATAATGAAACAAAGGACCTATATCTTCTAAAATTTCAAACATTTCTTTTACAGATTCATCTTCAAATAATATTACTTCTTCACCTTTAATAGTTTTAACCTTAAAATAATAATTCATTAAATATTGATTAAACTCTTCTTCATCTAATAAATACTCAGATTGTGAAAAAGGTTCGTAACAATTATAGTAAGAATGCATTTCTTTTGAGTAACGTTCTATATATTGCCTTCTATTATGAACTGTTTCTGTACCATCTGTAGTAAAAAGCTGTCCTTCAGTAGCAGCTAAGTTTGTAACTGGGTAATCATCTGATTCATCAGGATGCATAGCAGATTGTTCAATAATATCATAAAACTCTGGATATGTTTGCATTGCTTGTTCATCTGTCATATAAGTTGTTACTAATATATTTGCAGCATCTCTAGCATACACATCTTTTGCATTTGGGTCTATATATACATCTAATGGATTTATAGATTTGATATACACTTCACCTTTACCCATATCGGCATCAGGGTCTTGATATACTTGCAAAACTCCCATACCACCAACGTAATAATCGTCAATAGCTTGTTTTAATTCTTCATCACCAGCAGATATTTGCCATATATATTGAAATAAATCAGAAAAAACTTTTGCTGTATCTCTATCTGAATCTTCACGACCAGTGGAACGAAACTGAGGTGAATTGTATGTTAAAAGAGATTTTGCTGTTTCTACTATGGGATGTATTCTATTTACTACAATAGGTGCTTGACCACGTGATTCTAATACATCACGTTCTTCATTAGTCCATTGTGCACCTGCTCTAAACTCTACAGATTCTTGAAATTTTTGAGCCCATAGCTCTCTTGCACTTTTATAATCATGAAATAATTCTCTAGTATACTGTACCTCTTCATCTATTTCAACTTGATTTACATCACCAGTTTCATAATCAAAAACAAACTCTAAATCATCTTGACTTTGCGTTCTTGTGCTTTGTGTTCTTTTTTGTATTTTTTTGGCCATCTATTTTTATATACCCCTGTGGTACTTCTACTTTATCTAAATTATCTATCTTAGAAATAAATTGTTCAAATGTTAAAAAGTACTTGCTTTTATCCATAAACGTAATAGGTCTAAATTACGGGAATATTTAGATTCTTGTCAAGGATTATTTATAAAGTCTTCCAAGACTTAGTTTTTCTTGAAAACCAAGAAGGTTCTTGCTCTGCTACTTGAGATTCATGTGCAGGTCGATAACAGTTTTTATTTGCATAAAAAAATCCATCTAGTAAGTCATCATGCTTACCTCTTGGATATAAAGTACATTCATCTATAAATGCTTGCATATTTTTTTGTATATGTACTTTACCGTTTGCAAATAGTGGTTGTAAACTTTCTAATCTATATGATTTGCTAGTTCTTGGATTTTCTTTTATTTCAAGACCAGGTATAAACATACCTAACTCTTCTGCTTGTTCTTTAATATATTGTCTAAGCATTTCCTGATATCCAACAGACTCAATACGTGTTTTAGCACTTCTGTAATTTTTGAAGTTATTAATAATCGAATCTGCCAAATCCAAGGGCGTTGCTCTTTTGCGAAAATAAGGCAACACAAACCTATTATTATCCCCATCGACAGCAATATTGAATATGACACTATAGTCAGCTCCTTTCTTTGTACTAGATGCAGGGTCGACTCCAGTAAACACGTTTACAGGTCTCCTCTCGTCTACTTCCTCACCATCTAGGTTCGTCAGAACGAGAGTTGACAACCCTTGCTCATCTCGTTCAATGAACCCTTCATAGTACTTTAAATCATCTTTTCTAAATAAATTATCTTCATCTCCTACAATTTGACAAAGATATTCTCTATAAAACACAGATAAACGATTAATACTTTCTAATTCTTCTTTCTTTTGTTGTAATTTTTCTACTGGCCATACTTCTTCCCATAATGTATAGTCTTCTTCTAGTATTGGTCTATACTCTAATGTATTCCAACCTTTCATATCTTTTAATGTCTCCACCATACACCGTTCGTGCTGCGGAGTACCAATAACACATATTCTACCAGATAACGGGTCCAAGGATGGAACACCAGATTGCAAGAGCCAACGTAAATTATATTCCATAGCTTCTGAAGTCTTTGTGTTATTTTCATCTTCTGGGTCATCCAATATAAGAAGTGTTGGTCTTTGATTACCATGTTTGATTCCCCTTATTTGTTGTCCTGTACCTTTACATACTATTAAACTTCCATCTTTCAATTCTATTTCTGTATTGGTCCATTTCCTAGCAGACTGCATTCCCCAATACCCAAAAAAATATCGAAACTCTTTTGAATAGTCTAAAACATCTTTTATAGTACCAAGTAACTTTGTTGCATGAGATTGTGTTCTTGATACTAAAACAATAACTTTAACACCAGGGGTAAACATTAAATGAAACAATGGCCATATCCCAGCTACTACAGAACTTTTAGCATGACCCCTCGGTGCAATAATATTTATTTGTTTATCTTCTTCATTCAATAAATGTTTTGTCAAATCGTAATGAAACGGTGGAGATTCACTACTAAACATATTTGGCATAACCATACGACCAAATAACAGCA